AATTACTTTGCTTCAGCGATGACTCGCCGCAAAGTGGCAGAAAGACCGTATGTAGTAGCATATTGCGTGCCTCGTCTAGTGGATGGCTCGAAGATTATACCCCAGATATATTAAACATAGGCATAAAAAATTCTTGACTTTATTCATGTCTTGAAGTATAATTCTTTCTATGACTAAAGAAATAACGACAATATCTCCGGAAGGAATAGAAGTGGCGAATACCTACTTACAGTATGGTAATATTCGTGAAGTATGCAACTACCTTGGCGTTCGTGAGGACAAAGTGGTAGCTATTCTTAATAAGAGAGAAGTAAAGCAGTACATTGACACCGTGTATCTTGACATGGGCTACCGTAATCGAAACAATCTTGCTTCGGTGATGGATGATATGATAGCTTCAAAGTTAGAGGAGGCTACGGAAACTGGAATCTATTCCAAAAAAGACTTAGCTGACCTACTACAGATGGCTCATAAAATGCGTATGGATGAAATTAAAGCACAGGCGGAACTTGAGAAAGCTACGACTGTTCGAAATCAAACTAACGTACAAATAAATGAGGGCATTCCATTCGGTCAAGGAAACTACGGAAAGTTAATGGAGAAACTGCTCAATGGCAATTGATAAAATTTCTAGCGAAATAGATCGGCTAGAAAAAGAACTAGAAAAACACGAGGTGCAGTGCGAGGAGCGGTGGAAGACTAACTTTCAACGTCTCGGCGACATCGAGAAGGCTGTAGAGCGAATTGAGTCACGAGTTCTCACTATTGGTGGTGCTGTGATCATATTCCTTGCAGGCCTTGTCGTCACTGTTATGCAGTAATGACTGTTTTGATGTGTATGGCCTTGAATATTTACTTCGAGGCTCGCAATCAAGACTGGGATGGGCAGTTAGCAGTCGCCCATGTAGTACAGAACAGAGTGCTTGATTCTCGATTTCCAAACACTCACTGTTCTGTAATACAAGATGGCGGAGAGCGCCGAAATAGCTGCCAATTTTCTTGGTACTGTGACGGCAAGAGCGATGACCCCCGAGACGTACGAGCCTGGAGAAATGCAATGCAAGTTGCTAGCTCCTACTGGAAGTACGAAGACCCTACAAATGGGGCATTATGGTACCATGCGGACTACGTAAGTCCAAGATGGGCAGGGACAAACTACAACGTGATAGGCACACATAAGTTTTATCACGCTTTATACGATTAGGATAAAGATATGGCAAGTGAAGCTGGAAAAGGTTCGAAACCCCGCAAAGGGCGTGACGATAAAGCTTACGCAACAGGTTGGGACGCAATATTCGGTTCCAAGAAGGAGAAGGAAGAATGCGAACAGTTAGACGAAAAAGAAACCTCTGGATCGTTGAAGAATTCCACGCAGTCGTAGAAATCTTTAACAACGAAGCCGATGCAAACGCTTGTGCAGGCATTAAGGATGAAAAGCCTAAAGTTACTGGCGCTATCGTAGAAGAGTCTATACTTGAAGCTGATGCAAACGACGACGGTATTATTACTAAAGAAGAAGTATCAGACTGGTTCAAAGATCAAGATTAAAACGGAGACATGTAATGGCGAAGAAGAAAGGTTTATACGCAAATATTAATGCTCGAAAGAAGAAAGGCAATAGCCGCAGCAAAAAGAAGTCCACTATCAGCCCAAAAGCTTATGCTAAGATGAAGGCAGGCTTCGTTAAAACGAAGAAGAGACAAAAACGTGGCGGTAAAAAGAAAGGTTAAGAAAAAAGACAGTCGTCTTAAAAGAGCCGGAGTATCAGGCTATAATAAGCCTAAGCGTACTCCTGGGCATAAGACAAAGTCTCATATCGTAGTTGCCAAAACAGGCACTAAAGTTAAGACTATTCGTTTTGGCCAGAAAGGCGCAAAGACTGCGGGAGCTCCTAAAAAGGGAGAGTCTGCTGCAATGAAAGCAAAACGTAAGTCTTTTAAAGCTCGTCATGCAAAGAATATTGCAAAGGGCAAAATGAGCGCAGCTTATTGGGCCGATAAGGTTAAATGGTAGCTAAATATGGAAGACAACACTCGAAACGAAGTACAAGTAGACCTAGACAAATATCAAGCCCTTCTAGAGCGCATTGATGAGTTAGAGGATGCAGCAGCGGCTGTGCCTGCAGCTCCTGCCCCAGAAGCTCGCTTTCAGAAGACTAAAGATTTAGCAAGTGCTGTAGACTCTTGGAGAATTTTCCCCCGAGTATTTATTACTACTTATATCTACTTGCTTTATTCAAGTGCAACATGGTTTATGGAATTAGATGCTCCCACTATGGAACAGTCGGGACTAATATCAGTAATCATCGGAGCTGGAGCAGCTTGGTTTGGTTTATATGCTAACAGCGGTAAAAAGGAATAAATAATGACAACTTTTAATTGGACGATCGCAACCCTCGAATATAACTTACAGCCCTCAGAAGGTGCTGTAGTAGTAGCCCATTGGCGCTGTAATGCTGAGCACGTAGAAGGTGAAAATACTTTTACTGCGTCTTCTTACGGCACTTGCGGCTTCAACCCAGACCCATCAGCAGAAGGTTATGTACCCTACGCTGATCTTACTCAAGGAACTGTTCTTGGGTGGGTGTACGACTCAGTAGATAAAGATGCTACTGAAACAAGTCTGCAATCAAACATTGATTTGCAGTTAAATCCTATAAGCGCCAATGGCGTACCTTGGTAAAACCGGAGAAAATCTAATGAGCAAAGACAACAAACCTCAAATGATTACAATTAATGATATTGAATACGATACAGCTACATTCACGGAAGAGCAAATTGCTATGACCAATCACTGTCTTGATTTAGACAGAAAGATTGCAAATATGACGTTTCAGCTTCAGCAACTACAAGTAGGAAAAGATTCCTTTTTGAAGATGCTTACAGAATCTTTAGAGACTCCTGAAGCTTCTGAATAACTTACCTATATAAGAGATACTAAATGCCAGTACAAGTTAGTAGAATAGATGTACCGTCTACAGAAATTCAAGATCTACAGTCAGATACAAGGTTTATTAAGCTACCAGTAGCTCCTTATTTGGAGCTGCTAGGCATTGACCCACTGCCTTCGCAGGTAGCTTTGATAAATGCTATTAATAATCCTAAGTATCGCTTCGTATCGGCAGCCCTGTCTAGACGACAGGGTAAAACTTATATCGCAAATATTATAGGTCAGTTAGTATCGCTCGTTCCGGGGTCGAACATATTGATTATGTCGCCTAATTACTCTCTCTCGCAAATCTCTTTTGATTTGCAGAGAACCTTAATTAAGCACTTCGATCTTGAAGTTACAAAAGACAACGCAAAAGATAAAGTTATCGAAATCTCGAATGGTTCTACTGTACGAATGGGTTCAGTAAACCAAGTAGATTCTTCAGTAGGTCGCTCATATGATTTAATTATCTTTGATGAAGCAGCACTTACTGATGGAGAAGAGGCATTTAACGTGTCTCTTCGTCCTACACTTGATAAAGATAATTCAAAAGCAATCTTTATTTCGACCCCACGAGGCAAGACTAACTGGTTTGCAAAATTCTTTGATAGAGGATTCTCCGATGAGTTTCCAGAATGGTGTAGCATAAAAGCTACTTACAAAGATAATCCTCGCATGAGCCAGCACGACGTAGACGAAGCACGAAAGTCTATGAGTGATGCAGAATTTAAACAGGAGTACGAAGCTGACTTTAACACTTACGAAGGTCAGATTTGGAACTTTAACGCAGAAGAGTGTGTAGCAGATCTTTCAGAGCTCAACACCGAGGGTATGGATATTATAGGAGGCTTGGATGTAGGTTTCCGAGATCCCACTGCTTTCTGTGTAATTGCATATGATTGGGACTCTGGTAAATATTATGTACTTGACGAATACTATGATTCGGAAAAGACTACTGAGAAACACGCAGAAGAAATCAGAGACCAAATTCATAAACACAATATAGACTACATATACATAGATTCCGCAGCACAGCAAACTCGATTTGACTTTGCACAGAATTATGATATTAGCACTATAAATGCAAAGAAGTCAATTATTGATGGCATAGGTCACGTAGCAGCAATAGTAGACAACGATAACCTTATTGTAGATCAAAGATGTATAGAGACCCTGGGTTGTTTAGACATGTACCAGTGGGATCCGAACCCTAATCTACTAAAAGAGAAGCCGAAGCACAATAAAGCATCTCACATGGCGGATGCACTTCGATATGCTATATATTCATTTGAGACTTCACAGACTAGCTTCTAACAGGACATCGTTAAAAATAGTGTTTGACAAGAAACCTCAAGTTAGTTATAATTTCGATAATCAAAATGGAAAAGAAAGACATGGCACAGCTAAAAAGAGACAGAGTTAAGTATATAAGGGATAAAGCAAAGTCCCAATATCAAAAAGCTGGTGCATGTCAGATTTGTCATAGTACAGAGAAGCTAGACTTCCATCATTATTATAGTTTAAGTCCTCTATTGTCAGAGTGGCTGAAAGGGAAGCAGGCAATTCGCCCCGAACACTATACCGATGAATATATTGTTATATGGAGAGATGAGTTTATAGAGGAAAAATGGGCAGAGTTATATGATTATACAGTAACCTTATGCCATGACCATCATCTACAACTTCATTCAATTTACGGTAAAGATCCTTCCCTAGCTACTGCAAAAAAGCAGGAAAACTGGGTAGAAATACAGAGAACTAAACATGGCGTGGTATGATAAAATACTTGGTAGAGAAGAAGAAAAGCTGAATCCTGCCCAGCGTTACTACGACCATAAAGTCGAACCTAGTAGAGAACCGATTTATAACTATGAGCGCGCATACGAAGAACTAGAAATAGTCAATCGTGGCGTTAATATGATAGTAGACGACTCAGCAGAGATCGGCACTATTGTAGGTATGGCGACAAAAGGTACAGCAGTAGTAAAAGGTATTAAGCGTAGTAGAGTTGACCTCCTCCTTAATACTGAGCCTAACCCTTTTCAAGACATAAACACATTTCGTAGAAACTGCATTATTGACTTACTCTTAGACGGAAATATATTTATATATTTTGATGGAGTACATTTGTACCACCTGCCCGCATCTAAGATGATTATTCATGCAAGTGATACTACTTATATTGAAAAGTTTACTTTTAACGAAAAGATAACCTACTCTCCTAGTGAGATTATTCATGTTAAAGAGAACTCCTTCTACTCAATCTATCGAGGAGTTCCTCGTCTGAGTCCTGCACTTCGTACTATGCAACTTATGACTAGCATGAGAAAGTTTCAGGACAACTTCTTCAAGAACGGCGCTGTTCCAGGGCTGGTATTGAAAAGTCCTAATACTCTTTCTGAGAAAATTAAAGAACGTATGCTTATGTCTTGGCAGGCTCGATATAAGCCAGACGCAGGCGGTCGACGCCCCCTTATTCTTGATGGAGGTATAGAAGTAGACTCTATTTCAAATGTAAACTTTAAGGAACTTGATTTTCAAAGTGCTACTGAAGAAACTGAAAAGACTATACTTAAAGCATTGGGCATTCCACCGATTCTACTAGACTCAGGAAACAATGCTAATCTTCGACCAAACATGAGACTATACTATCTAGAGACAGTACTACCTATAGTTACAAAACTTAACTATGCTCTAGAAAGATTTTTCGGATATGAACTATCAGAAGATATTACAAATATTCCTGCTCTACAGCCAGAACTACGTGACTCAGCTCAGTACTATTCTGCTCTTGTAAATGCAGGTATAATTACACCAAACGAAGCTCGTGACAACCTAGGTTTTGAAGATATAGAAGGTCACAGTGATTTAAGGGTTCCTGCCAATATCGCAGGAAGTGCCGCCAACCCAGACTTAGGCGGACGACCAACAGAAGGAGATACAGATGGCGAATAAAGCCCAAGTGCGCAAAACACTAGAAACAGTAGCTATGTTCTTTGCAGAAAAAGGCGAAGTTCTAAGCCAGCCAGACTATATAAAATGCGCAGACAAACCAGTTCTACTTTCAGGCATTCGAAGAGTATTTCGATCCTATTCCAGAATGTTAGTAATGCTAGAAAGAAATGAGCCCGAACTTTGGCTCATAGCTACAAACCCTAAACCAAAGATGGAAATGCCAAAGCCACAGCCTGTAAAAATAGAAGTACCCAAGCCTGTGAAGACAGAGGTAAAGAAAGATGGAAAAGATATTTAACTTAACCTCCACGTTCAAAGCACAAGCCGGCGAAGATGGCAGTGTTATGATTCGTGGAATGGCAAGCACTGCTGACTTTGATCGCGCTGGTGACTCTATTTCTGCAGAGGCTTGGACAAAAGGTGGTTTAAAGAATTTCGAGAAGAATCCTATTATTCTTTTCAACCATGACTATGACCGACCCATTGGTCGTGCGACTGGCATGAAAGCCGGCCCAAATGGTCTAGAACTAGAATGCAAAATCAGCAAGAGCGCCCCTGGCAATGTTGCTGAGCTTGTTAAAGACGGTGTCCTTGGAGCCTTTTCTGTCGGTTTCCGTGTCAAGGATGCAGATTATATTAAGGAAACTGATGGATTAATGATTAAGGACGCTGAGTTGTTTGAAGTTTCGGTTGTTTCCGTACCTTGCAATCAGGCAGCTACTTTTTCTTTGGCGAAATCCTTTAACTCGATGGATGAGTATGAGGAGTTCAAGAAAACTTTCACAAATCGTGTAGATCTAGCCGGTCAGACTCTGGCTAAGGACGAGGTCAATACCTCTAGCGTAGCTAGAAATACACCGGAAAAGGCGGAAATATCCGCACAACAGGAGATCAAAATGTCTGAAGTTAATACTCCAGAAATCGACTTGGAAGCTTTTGCTAAAAAAGTAGCGGAGCAAACTGCTGCTAATATTGCAATGAAGCAAGCCGAGCAGAAAGCAGCTGAAAAAGCTGACCAAGAAAAAGCAGCAGCGGAAGTTGCAGCTAAAGAAGCGCAAGAAGAGCAAGTTAAATCAGCGGTAGTAACTGCTGTTGAGACTGGTGCTGAGCGTCTACAAGCAGACCTTGAAGCTAAATTAGCTGAGAAAGATGCAGACTTTAACTCAACTCTTGAAGCCTTCAAGAAAGAGTTAGCTGAAAAGAGTGATGAGCTCGCTAAGATGCGTGACTCAAAGCGTACTTTCTCTGATCGTACATCTACTAACGATCTTAGCAAGTGGGGCAAAGATTTCATGCAAGCACATATCCTTGGCGTCGTAACTGGCAAAGGTATGAACACTGCATTTGGTCAAAACCTTCAAGAGAAGGCAGGTATCGACTATGCAACTAATGCTGGTGATATCGATCAAGAAGTTTCTCGTCAAATTGAAAAGGAAGTTACTCTGAATCTACGTACAGCTGGTCTGTTCCGTGAGATTCAAGTAAATGGTGCAGCAACTGTACTACCTATTCAGCCAGACGTTGAGCCGGCTACTTTCCAAACTGGTGCAGCTGCAGCAGGTAACTTGGAAAATCGTGGCGCTTCTGACAGCACATATAAGCCTGCTCAAGTAATCTTGAATGCTTATCGTCTGATCTCACAGACTTTCATGGACAACCATGTAGACGAAGAAGTTCTCGTTAACTTGATGCCTATGCTTGTTGAGTCAGTTGCTCGTGCGCACGCTCGTGCAGTAGATAACGCTATCATCAATGGCTCTGGTTCAATCACTGGTCTTGATGGATACGCAACCGCCAGCTCAGTAGCTCCTAGCATTGGAGGCGGCGCTGTTCTTACAGCAGCTAACCTTCTTACTGCTCGTAAAGCAATGGGCAAGTACGGTATCAACCCTACTGATGTTGCTTACATCATCTCACAGGCACGTTACTACGAGCTTATCGAAGATTCAGGTTTTGCCGACATCACTGATGTAGGTTCTGATATCGCTACTAAGCTTACTGGTGCAATCGGTGCGGTTTATGGTTCACCTGTAATCGTATCTGATAGCTTTGCAGCAGAAGCAGATGGCATTCCATGTGCATTCGCTGTTAATACTCGCAACTACGCAATCCCACGTTTACGCGGTGTTGCAGTTGAGACAGATTACGAAGTTGGTAATCAGCGTCGTGTTATCGTTGCTACTCAATCACTCGGTTTTGAAGAGTTGGTTGCAGATACAGCAGGTAACCGTTCAGCTGTTAAGATCGACCTCGCAACATAATCTGAACCAAGAGACTAGGGGGAGTTCGCTCCCCCGAGTTTTTATTAGATGACTCAAATATGACAAATTTAATTACATTAGAAGAATATAAAGAAGCTGAAGGTATACAATCTCCGAAAGAAGACTTGCGTATTG